ACGCGATAGCGAGCGGCGCAGATTTCATGGCGTCGATGGCCGACCCCAACACCTTGCCGCTGGTTTCAATCGGTGACATTTAGCCGTTGGCCTTGTTGATAAACTCCGCGAGCGTGAGCGGCGGCGCACCCTCGATCGCGCGCAATCGGTTTTCGTGATCGTAGAGCACGCTCGTTTCCGGCGCGGGATCGGGCGGCAACGGCGCGGGCGCGACGTAAGGATCGGGCACACCGCCGTCCGCCAGCCATTGCTCATATTCAGCGCGGTCGCGGTTGGCCGGATCGTCGGGGATGCTGGCACTGTCCTCGGTGCGGATCACAATATCGGTTGCGGTGAGTTGATAATCGGCCATCTAAAGCCTCGCGTCTGCTGTCCAAGTGCCATCACCGCTCCATCCCTGAAAGTTGGTTGCGCTGGTTACATTCCAACTAAACCCGTCAGGTGTTGCCCCGTGCAATGTTGGGAAAAATGCCGTCGGGATGCCCGCAGAAAACCATGTCCAGCCGATAAAGGTTATTGTCGGTGCACCGCGTTTTGTCGCGGCAAAGCGCAAGCTGTCATAACCGGCATTCAAGCCAGTGACAGGTAGATACATCCAAGGCTCAGTGCCGTTCTCCCAATAGCGTTGACACGTTCGCAATTCCTCACCGTAAGGCCGCATGATGAAGGGTGAGCGGGCGGCGCTTGGTGCTTCGTTGCCGGGGATGACGGTGACGCCGGTGATGCGAAATCTATCTGTCGTTGCGCCTACGCCATTCACCTGTCCCGGTGCCGCAACATAATTTGCGCTGTACCAAGTATTTACAGCCGGTGCTATGTACGTCGATCCAGACGCCATCGTAAACGCCACACTGAATGAAAACGAGTTATCGCTGGCCCATGTGCCGCCAGTATCACCGGGGATGGTGACAACATTGTATTGACTCGTATCCGCTGCGTTATGCGTATAGCTAGCAACATAAGAGCGTACACCACCTGTATTGCGCACAGCCACGCTGTAGAGGCCGGGGCGATGATGGGATGACCAGAAGCCAATCGTGATGGGCTGTGCATTAGCCGTACCCCATGCTAATCGAGCAATACGATAGCCCTCAATAGGTTGAAACAAATAAGCAAGGTCAGTGCCACTGAGTGTAGTTTGTGCGGTATTGACGTTGAGATAAACCATTCCAGCAAATCCCGGAAAAAATGCTGCGGTGTATTGGGCGGTGAGAATAGCCATTGTGCCTTGCCACGATGCCGTCCAGCCATCGACGACATAACCCGGTGTCGAGCGTCCGCCAGTCCCTAGCTCCTGAGCAACCACCATGTCGCCATTAATCTGCAAGCCGTTGTAAGCCATCGCGTCGAACGGCGCGGCAAATATGTTTTGTCGTGCCTGTTGCTGTTGCGCGGCGGTGAGCGATTGCGCGGCATTATTGCGAACGGTCGCGGTATCAAACGGATGAATGTGATCTTGCCGCGCAAATGCGAGCGAAGTGCCAATCGCTGCGGTGCCGTCCATGAGTGGCGGCACGGTTGAAGGCGTGCCCGCGCCATCCGCGCCCGCCGGTCCCTGCGGGCCTGTCGCCCCTGTCGGCCCTGCTGGTCCGGTCGGCCCCGTTGGTCCCGGTACGGTGCTATCGGCCCCGGCTGGTCCCATTGGGCCTGTCGAGCCGTTCGGTCCGGTCGGCCCTTGCGGCCCGGTCGCGCCGGTATTGCCTTTCGGCCCCTGTGGCCCTTGCGGCCCTGTCGGCCCTTGCGGCCCTTGCGGCCCCGGTGGCCCGCCCGGCGCTCCCGGTGGCCCCGGTGGCCCCTGCTCGCCGGTTGCTATTGTCTCAACGTCGTCGGGTGCCAGCACGACAACCGTGTCGGCCTCGTCGGCGGCAATGGTGACATTGGCGTCAGTGATAACCTCGACCGTACTCACCGCGTCGGCCCTGCATTGTTGGTGAGCGTGCCGCTCCAGATTTTTGTTTTAAATCCTCCAAGCGTCATAATGTTGGAATGGTCATAACTGCCTAGTGCCAAATGCGCGAGCGTGTCTTGCGTAATCAAAACGGTAAATAAACCGTTGACTGAATCAATCAGCACGATTTCTCCGGTGTCGGTGCCGAGGCGCAACACTGCATCAACATCCTCGGCGTGGCGGCGCAGCATCATTTCAAGGGATGCCCCGGTGATGTTGATGGGAGTGCCAGAGGTTGCCATGACGTATTGGAACGTGCGGTAAAAATCCGCGTCGTTCTCAACCGTGATGTTGACGGTCGCCATGTTTAAGGAACGACGTTGGAGATTGCGGCAAATGCCGCGTCAACTTGCGCGTGCGTGGTGATCGTGCCGCCAATGATGCCGCTCACCGTCGTACCCTCACATGTAAAGCAGGATTGCACGAACGTCGTGATGTCATTATTGACGGTCGCCATTTGCGTATTACTCAACGCAATAAAACTGCCGTTCGACATTTTCCAGTTTGTAATATGCGCCGGGTTGGCTTGGGCATATTGAAAGGCACTGTTGATGGTATTGCGCGAGGTCGGATCGGTCAGGAACGGCACCGTGCTTATCGTAGTAATAGTAAAGCCGCCGCTGGCGTGGTTGGATCGCGCATAGGCAGCATAGGCAGCCAAATCAATGAAAAGATTAAACGGCGTCAGCACGGCCTGTAAGGTGGCAACAGTCTGCATGTCGGACGTATCGCGCGGCCAATGAGTTGCAACATTGCCCGCGCTTGTCCAATCAATATAGGCCGCATCCGTATTATCGACGACGATTTGCCGTGCGCTCGCAAATATGCGCCCGTCATCCGCCAGCCAAAACCAGTCATAAGGGTTGTAAATCATAGGTATTGCCCTCCCGTTGAAGTCACACCGGCTGAAGGCCCCGGATAATAATTGATGCCGCCGCCGTTGCTGCTAATGATGCCGTTTGTGTCCGCAAGATATTTTACTGCGGATGTGACGTTGGTTTTGCCAGTGATCGACGCCCAAAATACATTCGTATTGGAGCTACCGGATGACCTGATGAAATAATTAAAGGTGATTGCGGTCGGAATGATGAGGGTCGGCAATCCTCCGGTGGCATCGCAGTAAACCCACCCGGAATTTGCGCAATAGACGTGATAGCTGGACGCACCGAGCAATCGGACGGCGGTGCCGCCCGGAATCCCCAAAGCACCAATGACGCACTGAATGTGGGAGTCGGCGCAGAAACCAAATTCGACGGCGGTGCCAGCCGCGCCGAGCGTAAAATTCTGAGCACCCGCCTGCCAGATGCCAGCACCGGGTTGTCCTGTTGCCGAATCTGCTGAGTCGGATTCAAAACGAAAACCCGTCATGATGTAGGGACTGCCAGCCACCAGAACGGCAGGGCCGACATTGGCGTGAATGATGCAATTGCCGGGAATTGCCTGATTTCCGACAATCGTGATGTAGCCGGTGCCGTTAACATTCGGCAGATAGACTTTTCCGTAAGTGCCATCGGCAACGTAAATGTAAATGTTGTAGCCGTTTAGGTTGTAAACGGACGATTGATTGACCGCTCGCTGAATGGTCTTGAACGCCGTGCCGGTTGTCGTTCCATTGTTGCTGTCATCGCCGGTCGCGGCATTGACGTAATACGTTTGTGCTGCCGTGAGCTTGTTAGCGTTGACGATGCCGAAAATCGCCTTGAGCAATTGCTGCAAATCGGCGTTGGTCGGATTGGCGCACAACGCGCCCGCCATATCGTGATAGCCGTGATCGGCGGCCCATTGGATCACCGCGACGATTTCGCGCTGGTCGTATTCAATTGATGCGGCTGGCGGGATCGATCCCATCGTGCCGGTTGTCGGATTGCCGTTGATGTAAGGCGTGCCGTAAAGCGTTGTCTCGTCTGGCAAGCCGTATGGTACGTTGTATTTCAAAATTGCCTCCTGTCCGGTTGCCGCCGTGCCGTCACGGTGTTCCGGCCATTGGGTCGCCGGGATCGCTCAGGCTGGAATAGTCAAAAATTATTTCGGTGTGCGCCGGTTTCCAGCGATTCAACAAACATTCAAGATCGTCGGCGAGGCCGATTCGCAAATGCGGGTCAACGCCGGTTTGTCCCTTGGTGACGCGAAACCAGGTCAGCGACGATTGATGAACGTGAACGGTCCAGTAGAAACGGTTGCCCGGCGGTCCGAGGCCGTAGTTCGGCCATTCGGATAATTCGCCGCTCTTAACGTGCGTGCCGTCGGGATTGAGGATCGGCTGATCCCATTCGTTAAGCATGGGATCGGTGCCGTCGCCGTAAACGCGATTGTCGCCGCAACGGTCGATGCCGACGACGAACACTCGGTATTCGGTGATCGTGATTGTGTAGCCAAGCATCGCGGCCACGCTGATGAAGAATTCGCGCGACTGTCCGCCGAGCATCGTCATCCGCATGATCAGCGCAAGCTGGCGCTGGCCGATAGTCTGCGGCGATGAATAACAAGGGTCCGGCAACCCCCAATTGCGCTCCCAATCAGGAAGCAGCTCAATCGTTTGACGCGGGTCGCTTTCGATCTCCAGCAAGTCAGCGGCGCGCCCGTCGACAAAGCCCCAATACTCGCAAAGCCCCCAGCACACGTCGACCAGCAACGCACCGGCATGCCGTGGCCAGCCATAACCCTGCGGCAATAGCGACAGGAAGGATTGCTTGTAATCGGAGCCGGATCTGCGCAGGTGCCGGTCGCTCACCACATCACTCGTAAAGAATTGTCTCAAGCACCGCCATGTGGCCGAGTGAAGGCATCACATAATCCGCGGTGGTGATCAGATTAAACGACTGCACGCTCGGTGCGTTCATGATGGCCGAGCTCACCCAGGCCGCATAGATGGTTTGCCCCGGCGCCGCCTCGGCGAACAGCATGTCGCGAATACTCTGCTCGATTTCCGATTGCACCTCGGGGTTGGACGGCACCAGGTTGGCAATCGTGATATCGAGGAATTCCTTGATCGGCGCCAGCACATAGCAATCTTTCACCGTCACCGGACGCTTGGTGTCGATGTAAGCCGCGACCGTTTCGATATCGTCCGGCGTCGGCCAGCCGTCGTCGGATGCGCGCAAGTCGTCCATCAGGAATCGCACGGTGATGGTGCCGGTGCCCTGCTCGGGCGCGGCCCAGGCCCGCGTGACGCCCGGCACGGCGAGCGCCCAGGCTTCGTAATCGTAAGCGGCGCCACCCATCGGCGGTTGCTGGATGCGCCGCAGGATGCGCGCGCGCAACTCGGCGTCGGTCTCGGCGTCGGCACCACCGGTTAATTCCACCACCACCGCGGAACCGTCGACGCCGGAAATCGCGGTGACAAAATTGAGCAGCTCGCCTTCGTTAAGATTGCCGAACGTGCCGGGATCGAGCGCGATGATATCCGCCGGCGTAGGACCAGTGCCGATGGTGACATCGGCCAGCGTCTCGTAGGTGACAACGCGACTGTTGAGCTGGGTGGCGGCAGGCACCAGGATCCCCGGCGTACCGGTCATGGTCACCGACCCATGCGCCAGCGTGGCAACCTTGCGTCCGACTGTGCCGTCGGCATTGACCAGCCAAATGTCGCCATGCCGGTCGAGCCATTCGGTCTCGGCGGTATCGGGCAGGAGCTGCAGGGCCAGCCAATCGAGATAGCGCAGCACCAGGTGGGCGAGCGCCGCCTGCGCGTCGGCGAGCACCCGCAATACCGAGTTGCCGACATAGGAGGCGCCGGGAACCTTGGCCGTGATTTCGCCGCGCACCATCTCGCGCACGGTTCGCAGCGTCGGCGTGGTCCACGGCATTTATTGCGCCCTGATTTCTGTCCAGAGGTTCTGGAACTGCAGCTGGATCTCTTCGCGCGGCCCGCGATAGACGGTGACCAGCACGTCGATGCGGGAAAGCCCCACGCGCGTGGCCGCCACCGTAAAGGCGGTGCAAATTTGGTTATCGATCATCGGCTGCAGCGCGGTGCGCACATAGCCTTCGGCCCGGGCCAGCGTCGACCCCTCGCGCGCTTCCGCCGGCGTAATCTTAGCGCGCGAGAGCAGCCAACATTTGCAGCCGATCGGCCAGCCGCTCCAGATCGTCTCGGCGTCCAGGTCACCCCACCAGCCGCGGCGATCGGTCGAGTCGGGGTCGGATAGGATATCGGTCGGGTCGGCAATGGCGTCGGTGAGCAGCGCCACCTTGACCACGTTCACCAGCTCCTCGGTCTGATCGAGCATACCGTTCGGCAGGAGCACCCAATCCGCCCAAATGCCGGCAAGGCTGGTGCAGTTGACCACGCGGATATCAGTCATTCCGACAACGCCACCAGGTCGCGCTGCATGAAGGCCGGATGCACCGTCTTATTTTCGGCGATGAGCTCGTCGAAGCGCGCGCCGTCGCCATACAAGAGGTTCGCCACCGTCAGCGCCGGCAGGCTGGCCGCCAGCTGATAGGACACAAGCCGCGGCAGCATGCGCTCGGTGGCGGCGAGATGCTGGATCAGCGCCGCCGACAGCGCCACCAGGTATTCGTAATTGGTGCCGGTAATCATGTTGGACATGGCGAGCTTGGCCTCGTCAAAAATGTCGCTCATTTTTGTCAGGATGGTCTCGACATCGGCCCGGCTCACGAAGGTCATGGCGGTAATCATCCGCGTCTGCTCCACCAGCGAAAAGATGACACCCGAGCAGGCCATCGCGGCGCCAATAAAATACTGCGGGGTTTCTTTCAGCATGGCGATGCGCACGTTATCCATGTTGGGTAATCCGGCGCCGGCGGCGAGCGCGGTATCAAAACACGCCTGCAGTTCGCTGCCGACTGTGCCGTTATTGATCGACGTGGCAGAATTGGCTTTGAGCGCGCCAACCAGCTTTCTTAAATCCGACCCTGGCCTGCCGGTAATCGGCATGCCGTCCATTAGTGCGGTGAGCATTCGATCGATGATGGCAACCGCCTCGTCACCCTGCAGATACGAGATCACCAACCGCCTCCGCCGCCATCGCCACTCACGCCGCCGCTATCCGCCGGCACGTCAAATCCGCCGGTAAATCCGGCCTCGTCAAAGCCGCCACTCGAGGCGGTGGAAGCCGCGCTGTCGGCGCTCGAGGCCGCCGCATCGGATGAGGCATCGGCGCTGGCATTGGCCGCCGAGCCGGTGTCGGCCTGCGCGAGCGAGTTGCCGGGATTGCCGGCCTCGGCGAACATCATGTCGAAGGTGCAGTAGCCGCCGCGCTCGCGCACCTCGGTGACCGAGTAGCGCTCGCACACCGCCATCATCGGCGTCACCAGGTACGGGTCGACCAGGATGCCGCCGGTGGCGTTTTCGAGCGCGGTGATGAGCGCCAGCTTGGTGAGATTATAGGACGGCCCGACCAGGTAGCCGGTGACCTGGTAGCGGATCGCGTGCCGGCCCATGTCCTCGGCATAGGGCGTGTTGCGCTTGGGATATTCGTGCATCACGATGCGGCGCCCGCTCGAGCGCGCCTGGTGCTCGACGTGGTACGGCACACCGGAGAATGACGCCGGCAGGAGCATCAAGCGCCAGGGCGCCGGCGAGATCTCCTGAATGGTTGCCATTGATTATCCGTAGGCGAACGTCGTGCCGCTGCCCTCGGCGGTCATCGGTTCACAATGGGGTCCGCCGATGATCGGGCAAAGGTCATCGGGCTCGGCGTCATCGGGCGCGTGGACGATGATCAGCTTGCCCTCGATAAAGACCGAGGCACCGCTCGGGATCAGGGCGCCGTCGCCGTCCGTGTTCGGGTCGCCAATGACCGCCCACAAGCGGCCCTCGACAAAGGTGGACGATTGCCCGGCCACCACCGTCGTCGCGCCGCAGTCGCGGGCATCGCCGTGTCGGTGCGCGGGCGGCATCAGTTGTGATCGATCCGCGGCGAATTCAACTTGATGCCGCCGCTGGTGAGCTCGATCGAGGATCCGCCGACCTTGAGCGTCATCTTGTCGGCGAGCATTTCGAGGGTGCAGGTACCGGCCCCGCCGACGTCCAGAAACCATCGCTTCGCCGCCTTGTCGTAAACACCGACCATCTTGTCGCCGGGCGCGTAGAATTCGATC